AATGATTATTGATATAGTCTGATATTATCACCACGCTTAAGGGTTTCACTCACATACTGGGTGGAACCCTCTTTATATTGCATCATTTCTTCCAGGTCATCAAATATAATATTCAGATATTTTCTTTTGACGAGATAGATATCTCTCTTTCTATTGTTTATTCTTTCCTCATAGGTATAGTTAGTAACAGGTTCAGATACATTGGTTAGAGTAATTTGTGAATTCAATCCAAAATCAAAGTAGGTTACGCTCTGATTGTTATCAACCTGTAGTCCTTTAGGAAAGATTATGTTACCCTTACTATCTTTTATTTCTCTAGATTCATAGTGATGAATATTGAATAATGCATTACTCTCATCATCAAGGTCGTCTGACAAGTCAATATATTTTTCTCGTAGATATGCATCAAGAGAATCCTGACTCAGTGGCCACTCATCATAGATGTTGAGTATATTGTTTGATAGCAGCACCACCCAATCTAAAGTTGAGTCTCCATAAATCTTAAATGCAACATTATCTGGTCGGTCATCACCTTCTATTGTATACTGTTCAAAGAAAGTTGATTCCTGTAGAAGATCATCTCTTAACTTACCTTTCTTGAATAAGTTTTTAAAGATGACAAAATCAGATATGCTTCTACCTTCATCGGTAGTGTTTACATATTCAAAGTCTGGTAGATTGCGGAAGTAAGGATTTGCCATTTTAGAAACCTATTTGTGATGGTAATGCATCGGTATCGCCATAATCATCGTTATATACTGCCTCAAGTTCTTGGAATCCCATTGTTATTTGATATGAAACCATTTTACCATCACGGAATGTTGCATAGTTTCCGTTCGGTGTGTAGTTGACTTGAAAACTTTTCAATGCACACTCTTTAAATTGATTCAAGAAAGGATGAGAGTCAGTGTCCTCATGAATATATTTAATTTTAAAAGTATGTGGTGTCTTCAAGAATAAATTAGATTCAGTTCTGATAGGAGCCATGCCTTGCTTGAAGAATCTAATAATTCTTACGATTTCATCTGCTTCATCACTATTTCTTGCTGCAAGATTGAAGACAAAATTGAAAGGTCTCAATGTTGGTTTTCTGAATAGCAACTCTAAATTAGGATTTAGAACCGCACCAGTTGCTCTAGTCAAAAGACCTGGAACACCTGCTGCATCACCTGCAATAGTATATGCTATCGCATCTTTAACGTCCTCTCCACCACTTCCAGTTGCTCTTGTTAATTGATCTTGGAGTGCTCCTACAGCAGCCTCTGCGCCTCCTCTTATTCCTTCTAATGCGATTGATGACAACGCACTTTGCATGGCATTCAGAGTTCCATCTGACCAGTCACAACCATTCTGATCTTGTATACCAGATGGAATTGGTAAGTATACTCTTCCAATTGTTGACTGATCTTGAGGTCTTACTCCTGCACCAAGAGCCCCCTCTTTATTACTTGTAAGAGAACTTGGTTGATACTCAACCATACTAAACAGTATCTTATCCTGTTTTGACTGCTTCAATGTGCTTGGATAAGAATGTGTTCCAAACTGTCTTCTTGTTCCTTTTAGATTATCGCCAACTGTTGCTCTATCTGCTCTGCCACTATAACTTTTATCTTCAGCAGTTTCACCATCTGTTCCACTTTTCTCTGTTGTTGGTTCTGCTGGAGCTACATTGGTCAGAGAGTTTACTAGTGTTTTCTTTTGAGTGAAGTCTGTAATGCCAGCACCATCAACTCCTTTTGCAGTTTGAGCTTGGGTGTTTTTGTAGATCGCTGCTGCCTTGTCCTGCATTGCTTTTTGTAGTCCAGCACCTGCTACGTCATCATCAAAGTCCCAGTTCTGTCCTCCATCTGTTGTAGTACCAGCTAACTGCCACTTATTATCTTTAATAATATACAACTCTGTAGTTCCACCATCAATTTTACTGTCTGTTCCTTGCGTTACTTTTGTTACAGTTGCATGATATATTTTTGTCCCACCAACAAGTTTTGGGACGAATCTAGTCGAACCCTGTGAACCAGGAATTTGTTCTTCCACTTGTTGGATGGTGCCACCAACCTTCGTCGCAGCTTGACCGCTACATATTGAACCCGCTGGACACGGTGGATCGCCTGCTCCAAATACTCCAAATGGCATGATCGTGTAAGTTTTTTATTTATTTAGTTACAAACTTTGCATATGGTATCGCAAGTAAATCATCTAGTTCATTTCGTTGCACAATGTAAACTTGTCCAGTAAGTTCTTCCCAAGTATATTGTCTATATTCTTGCCAATGAAAGTTAAGTCCACGGAATCCCCATTGAAATAATTCAGTCACAGCAACTAGCGGGTGCTGATCATATCTAATGTCAGGAGTCTTTGCATTGTAAACAAAAGTGCAGATTGTTCCTACATCAGGGATGGGTGTAACAGTATCCTTCAAGAGATCCATAATCTCCAGCATCATATCTTCCTGATCATTCGTGCCGTTGTTGATTTGATTTCCTACTAGACGATTCATTTGATTCCTAGTTCATTCTCGGTTATGATTTTAAACTCAACCCCATTGTCTAGACAAAATTCTTTTGCTGCTTTCCACTTTGCCTGATTAACCGCATACATCTGACACTCATAGAGGTATGATTTAGTTTGCCTCTTTGGTCTCTTTGGTGGAGCAGTTTGTCTCTTTGGTTTGACCTCTATCACATAGGTCTTTACCTTACCAGTTGACTCTTTTACTTTAATCAGGTAGTCTGGATAATATCTATGGACGCGATTATCCACGGGTGACACATAAGGAATACTAAACTCTTCAGATGCCCAAGATATAATATTATTATTTGAGTCACACCATCTACAAAAACGTCTCTCCCAACTACTTCTACAAATGATATTGTTTGGATTACCTTGATATTTTTCAGGATATGATGGTTTATATCTGCTCTTGATACTTTCTCCCATTTCTCTTATACATAATATATAAGGTCAAAAAGTATTTATAAATGCCTCAAGCACTAGGTATTAAAGAAATTAAAAGTAAATTGTTGAGTCCTGCACTCACATCCCTTTACTATGTTCGGATTGGTCTTCCTAGTAGTGGACCATTGTCCGTTGAGTATATGAAAAATAGTGGTGTGAGATTAGATCAAGATAGACTTAATCTAATGTGTTGTGAAGCAACATTGCCTGGTTCTAGACTTGCGACACTTGAGCAAACAAATGATCGCACTGGTGTTACGGAGAGACATGCACATAGAAGACAGTTTGATGATAGAATTGATTTAACTTTCTATGTCAATGCAGAGAACTATATGCCAATTAGATTCTTTGAAACATGGATGAACTTTATTTCTCAACAAAGCACTGTAAAGGAAGATGGTAAACCATCTGCAACAGACAAAGATTACTTCTATAGAATGGAATACCCTGATGATTACATGTCAGACAATGGCATGGTGATAACTAAATTTGAAAAAAGTAGTTTTGGTAACAGTGGTTTTGTTGGTTTTCTAGGGGGCAGACCAACAAAAGGCGGAGAGTTAAACTATACATTTATCAGAACTTTCCCTGTTTCTATAACATCGATGCCCATTACTTATGAAGCATCTAACCTTTTGAAATGCACAGTGGGTATGTCATACATCAGGTATGTTGTTGATGGAGCTAATCCACCCATTAGAAATGGCGGAAATAATAGTAATCGGGGTTCTGGATTATATGAGTATCCTGGTAATTTAGACTTGAACTTCCGTACAGGACTGAATACTGATTTGGGACTTACACCAGACCTATTATCTAATTTAGATACATCAAATGCCTTTACTGCACAGGGTCAAGCTTCTACCAACTTTTTGATTAATCCTGGAGTTAATTTTGGAGGCACTCCTGTGAGCGAACAAATCTCTCCAGGACAACAATAAATAGTCACACTGAAATCTTTATAAGATATTATGCCTTTACCAAAAATTGCGACTCCTACATATGAACTTGAGTTGCCTTCGACTGGACAAACGATTACTTATAGACCATTCCTTGTAAAGGAAGAAAAGGTTTTAGTAATAGCTTTAGAAAGTGAAGATACAAAACAAATCACAACAGCTATCAAATCAGTTATTAAAAACTGTATTACAACAAGAGGTATCAAAGTAGAACAACTTCCTACTTTTGATATTGAGTATCTGTTCCTTAACATCAGAGGCAAGTCAGTTGGTGAAGAGATTGATGTGAAAATCATCTGTCCTGATGATGAAGAAACTGAAGTGTCGGTAACACTTAACCTTGATGATATTCAGGTTCAAAAGAGTGAAGGACATAATAATCAAATCAAGATTGATAAAAATATTATGATGGAGATGAAGTATCCATCTCTGGATCAGTTCATCAAAAACAATTTTGATTTTGGTGATGCCAGTGCCATGGATCAATCTTTTGATTTAATTGCATCATGTATTGATAAAATTTATACTGAAGATGACATTTGGATTGCAGCAGACTGCACGAAGAAAGAGGTAAATGATTTCCTTGAGTCGATGAACTCCTCACAGTTCAAATATATTGAGAAGTTCTTTGAGACAATGCCTAAACTTTCTCATACTGTCAAGGTTACAAATCCAAAGACAAAGGTCGAGAGTGATGTTGTATTAGAGGGACTAGCGTCTTTTTTCGCGTAGCAATGATCCACATGGATCTCATTAATTATTTTAAATTAAATTTTGCCTTGATGCAGTATCATAAATATTCTTTGACAGAAATTGAAAATATGATGCCGTGGGAAAGAGACATCTATGTAGGATTATTGCAACAGCATCTTGAAGAAGAGCAATTAAAACAACAACAAAATGCCAAGTAACTTCGGTTCCAAATTTTTAGGTGAAGAAAGATACCAGCAGTATGTTGATGAACTCACTGCTGAAGGAACTCTTGATGGAAAGAAGTTATCACCTGATGAAAGGAAAGAAGGATTTAAGAAGAGAAATGATAAGATAGGATTTGAACAGTTTGTTAATAAAGTATTAGATAAAAAAGAAACTGCACCAATAGGTGGTGCATCAGGAAAAGCACTGCCTGGATCTGGACGTGGTGGTGCACTGGTAAAAGCACCTGGTGGAGGTGCACTAGCAAAATTCATACAGTCTCCCGTTGCAGAAGCTGGAGAGAGTGTAGTCAGTATTTTAAATTCTATAGCAGAAAAACTTGATAGCATTATTCAAAATCTGCGTGACGAAAGAAAGTTAGAAGATAAGAGTGCAGAGTTAGCAAGAAGAGGTGCAGAGAAAGAAAAGAGAGATGCATCTGAAAAGAAACTAGAGGGTGCATTTACAGGATTAAAGAAAGCAACTGAAAAAATTATTGCACCAGTCAAAGGTATTCTTGATAGAGTATTAGATTTTATTACTAAAATTTTACTTGGTAATATTCTTTTGAAAATTGTTGATTGGTTTGGTGACAAAGAAAATCAGGGTAAGATAAAAACAATATTCAGATTCATTGAAGACTTCTGGCCTGCTCTTACTGCTGCTGTTCTTTTATTTGGAACTAGTTTTGGTGGTATTGTCAAAGGTCTAATAGGAACTGTTGTCAAACTAACAGTAGGACTTGTTAAATTAATTCCAAGATTTGCAAAGTTTTTCACCAGTCCCCTAGGTATGTTCATGGGTTTGGGTGCACTTGCTGCCGGTGGTGCATTCATGGCTTCACGGCAGAATGAACAGAGAAGATCAGAGTTAGATGCAGAAGACGATGCTTCTGTTGTAACACCAACGGAGACAAGAGAGGAAGGTCAGACGCCTGGTGCATCGCAGTTGATGCAAGAATCAATTTTTCAACGCGGCATTGGCGCGTTCAATAAAGGTGGACTTGTTCCTGGTGGTGGTCCAAACAAAGACACTGTTCCTGCTATGCTTACCCCAGGTGAGTTTGTAATGAGTAGGGGAGCTGTTCAAAGATATGGAACATCCACACTTGAGTCTATGAATTCTGCAAGTGGGGGAACAAACATACCTGAAATCAGTCAATCTTTTACGACTTATCTTAAGGGTGGTGGATTAGTTGGAGACTATAAAGAAAACATCAGAGACCCTATCTTACAAAAGAAGAAAAGGGTGCGTGCAATGATAAATGCACCAGCAATGCCAAAGATGATGTCTCAACCAAGTTCAACATCTATTGTAGCGATTCTTCCAGAGATGATAAAAGAGGTAATTGAAGGTGATAATTCAATTGAGGTGAACAGTCAACAATTCTTTGGTGGTGATTCTAATCAGAGCAATAGAATTTCAATTAATGCAAAGCAAAATAAAATGAATGTCTCTGGAACTCAAATCCAGAGAGCACCTATTGGTCAACCAGTGAGAAGACAATCATCAGTATCTTACTTGCCAGTAAACATGGGAGGAGGTGGTGACACCCAGATGGTATCTAATAGTTCTGGTACTCCAACCATACCAAACTTTAGTGCAGCAACCCCTGGATCAAAAAACAAACTTCAGACTCTGGGTATAGGATAAGATGGCAAAAATTTCATCTACAACTTTCAAACCAAAAGTTTCTCAACCTGGAGCAGGTGTTGGACAATCTCCATTGTCTGAAGGTCTTTTGAATGTCAAAAAGAAAGTCATAACTGTTGATGCTCTGACCCGACATAGAATAAAAAGAAAAGAAAAACAACAAGCACAATTAAGAAAAGAACAGGAAAAAAAGAGAAGAACTAAAGCAGAGGATAAACTAGAAAAGAAACCAAAGGAAAAAGATTTAAAGAAAAAATCTCTCAAACTACCTGGAGGAGGTTTTTTAGATAAGGTTAAAAACTTTATTGGAAAAATAATATTAGGATACTTTGCTATTCGTCTAATCGATCATGCACCCAAACTATTAGGATTCCTTAAGGTGGCAGCAGTTGCAACTGACTTTATTATTGATTGGGGAGGAAAGGTCTTTGATGGATTAGTATTCTTTCTAGACGAATCATATAAAATGTATGATGGTCTTAAAGTAAAGGTTGAGGATTTATTCGGACAAGAAGGAGTAAAGCAATTAGAGGATTTCGCTGCTTCATTTAAAAAGGTTGCCAACTACACTCTCATCACTGCCATGGCATTTGGTGGTTTTGGTGAGGCAGCAGCGGCAGCACAGAAAGCATTAGTCAAAAATGTTGCAAGACCAGTAGCAGCGGCAGCAGTAAAAGGAATAGCGAGATTCGTTGGTAAGGGAGCAGCAAGAATAGTTCTCAAAGGTCTCAAATTAGCATCTCCTATCTTCAAAAAGATTCCA